GGCGGGATTTTATCCCCGATGAAACGAATTGATCCCTAATGGCACAGATTTCAATGTTTAACGTCCAACAAGCCGAATTTACGTCGGATGATTACTACACGCCGTCATGGATTTTTGAAATGATGGATTTGGCGTTTGATTTGGATGTTGCCAGCCCGCCTGGGGGAATTGAACACATTCCGGCAGCTAGATTCTTCACCCAAGCCGACGATGGATTGTCGCAAGAATGGAATGGACGTGTCTGGATGAATCCACCATTTAGCAAAGCCAAAATCTGGATTGCGAAATTTATTGAACACGGAAACGGCGTCGCTTTGTTACCTATGTCCAAATCTAATTGGTTTATCGATTTATGGAATAGCGATGTCCCGATTGTGGCACTTCCCCGCAATCTTAAATTCTTGACGCCAAGTGGATCGATGGAAACGATCTTTATGCCAGTCGTAATGATTGCAATGGGTCACGACAACATCACCGCAATATCCAAATTAGGACGAGTCCGATGAAAATTCCGTCAATCTTCGACAATTGCCAGATCTCATTGAATAACGCTGGATCCTGGATTGGACCTGCTGATCTAGGTGCCGTCACAACATTATTGAGATTGGCACGTTTAATCGATGACCTTCTTGACATGGGCGAAACAAAAGATCTTGCGCCGTTGCTGTCCAGGCTGTCGACAATTATGGATCAGCTGCAATTAACCCCGAAGTCTAGAATTGATCAGGACCTATCAACCAAAAAGGAAGAATCCAATGGCGACGAATTCCAAAACGCATATCTACGGGTCGTCAACACCGCGGATCCAGTCAAGTCCAGTCCAGGGAAGAAGCCTGGGTCCCCTGGTAAGTGAACTTGCGGAACACATCGGGGTCCCGTTCATGCCCTGGCAAAAGCACGTTATGGAAGACGCCTTAAAAGTAGATGATGACAACAAGTGGATTAGAACAACTACGGGAATTTTGGTCGCACGTCAATCAGGTAAATCGCATTTAGTCCGAATGCGCGTTTTGGCGGGATTGTATTTATTCGGCGAAGGTCAGATGTACGGGATCGCGCAGAATAGACGCCTGTCAATCGATCACTTATGGAAGATCGTTGACATGGCGGATTCGGTTGCCTGGATGCGGAAGCGAATCAAAAGGATTTCACGAACCAATGGATCTGAATTAATCGAAGTCTGGTGTCACCATTATCCGAACGAATGCGATGGACCTTGTAACCGTGTCCGCAAATTTGGCGTCTTAGCTGCAACCGCGGACGGGGCGCGTGGTGCTTCGGCTGATTTCCTATGGGTTGACGAATTGCGTGAAATCCAGGAATCGGTCTGGTCCGCAGCTGCGCCGATCACCCGTGCTAAATCAAACCCGTCGACCTGGGTATCCAGTAACGCGGGCGATCTGACATCAACCGTCTTAAATGATTTACGCAATCGCGCACTTGCGGACGACAATCCACGTCTGGGATGGTATGAATGGTCCGCCGAACCTGGATGCCGAATTGATGATGTCAAAGCCTGGCAACAAGCCAATCCCGCACTAGGTCACACCGTCCAGATTCAATCGCTGGAAGATTCCGTCGCCCGTGATCATCCCGATACCATTCGGACGGAACTATTGTGTCAATGGATCCAGGCATTGGATAGTCCCTGGAATTTGGACGAATTCGACGCTGGAACGGATCGGACGTTGGTCTTGGATTCGTCAGGCGTTCCAACATGGGCGGGTCTGGATTTGGTATTCAATCGAACCGAAGCATTCTTGGTCACGGCGCAAGAAGTCGATGGCAAGTTGCGCGTATTCCTTCATCAATGGAAAAAAGATGGTCCGATCAACGATCGGGAACTGGCATCAGAAATCGCCGTCATCGCCAGACAATACAAGATTCGACAGATTGCATGCGATCCAAATACTGGCGGATTTATTGCCCCAATACTTCAAAAGGCAGGAATCAGGATGGAACCGACACCGTGGACGTCTGCCTATTTCGCCACACTATGCGACGTCACTATGTCATCGATGAACGCAGGCAGAATCGTTCATACGGGTCAAGTTGAACTTCGAACCCATCTCGCAGCTTGCGCCAGGCGTCCCGCGTCCGATGGCGGATGGCGAATCGCCCGCCGTGCTAGTCAAACCCCAATATCCGCAGCTGTCGCGATGGTCCTTGCCGTGGGACACGCGGAAGCACCGCGGACCAATGTTGTATCCGCTGTCGTGTAGTATCGATACGATCCCGAAGGTATCTTGGCACTTTCGGGATATTTTATGTAACAACACGCGTCAAAGTGTTTCATTATTTGCATAAGTCAAAATAATCATCAACGATGAGATCATGGGATTCTTGAATGCGTTTCGCATCGTCAACGATGATTCATATTCACCAGGCATGACCGTTCGTGCTTCCACAATTTCCGACATTCCTTATTCGGGATTATCTTCCGCCTGGGGATTCCCTGGTGAAGTCCCGAACATTGTCACCGTCACCCGTGAACAAGCGATGACCGTTCCTGCCGTTGCCCGCGCCCGTGGAATCCTTGCAGGATCAATCGGAACAATCCCATTAGAATCCTTTAATCGCATTACAGGCGCAAGAATTACTAATCGCACACTTATTGAACAACCTGATCCAGCACTTCCACGAATCAACACGATTTCATGGCTAGTTGACGATTTGATGTTCTATGGCGCAGCTTATCTTCAAGTGTTAGACGTTAGCCTGGAAGATGGTCGCCCATACCGCGCCCGCCGAATCAATCCTGGACGCGTCAATTGGAATGTAAGTCCTGACGGCACAATGATCACGTCTTACAACGTGGACACAAAGCCCGTCCCGAATACTGGTCTAAATTCGCTTATTGTCTTTCAATCAATTGAAGAAGGATTGATCGCCCGCGCTGGTCGCACAATTAAGACCGCGATTGAACTTGAACAAGCGTCTTATCGAATGGCGTCCGAACCTGTCCCACAAATGGTCCTAATGAATGAAGGAATGAATCTTCCAGGCGATCAGGTCGCAGGACTAATGGACACCTTCAAGCGCGCCCGCCGTGAACGATCCACCGCATACGTCGAAGGACCGATCAAGTTGGAAGTTGTGGGTCTAGATTCTGCACAAATGCAAATGGTCGAAGCCCGCCAATTTCTATCCGCCGAAATTGCGCGAACTTGCGGGATCCCTGCCTGGTACCTTAACGCCGAATCGGCTTCAATGACTTATTCGAACGTGACCGCCGAACGTCGATCCCTTCTTGATTTTGGACTTCGCCCATACATTTCAATAATTGAAGATCGCTTGTCGATGGACGATGTAACCCCACGCAATCAGATTGTTCGATTTGCAATTGACGACTTCCTACGCGGAAACCCAATGGAACGCGTGGACATCACAATCAAATTATTAGACGCAGGAATAATCGATCTAGACGAAGCCCGTCAGATGGAAGATCTTGCGCCACGGGGGACCGAACCTGCAACCGATAACGGCACGACACCGCCGTCACAAACAAGGGAAATTCCAACACAATGAGATTAGAATTTAGCGCGCCAATCACAGCTGCGAACGTAGATGAAAAGACGATCACGGGAATCGTTGTTCCGTTCGGTAAGCCAGGCGCGACATCAATGGGACCAGTCATATTCGAACTTGGCTCTATCAATGAAATCGATCCCGCATCAGTCAAGCTTCTTTTAGAACACGACAATCGTCGTCCTATTGGTAGAGCCATCAATTTCAGCGTCACACCAGGCGGAATCAACGGCACATTTAAGATCGCCGAAACCACCGCAGGCGCGGACGCACTAATCGAAGCATCGGAAGGATTGCGCGATGGTCTATCTATTGGCGCGATGATTGATGCACACGAAATTCGTGACGGAATAATTCACGTCACGTCGGCACGAATGATCGAAACAAGTCTGGTCACATCACCAGCCTTCAATGACGCCCGTGTCACACAGGTCGCAGCTTCGGAACCCGAAGACGACGAAACAACCGAAACGATCGAGGAGATCGAAATGTCAGAACAACCAATCGAAGAAGTCGAAGTGGCTTCGGATGTTGAAGCGTCAAAGGTCGAAGCATCGTCCTTCGGATCACCAATCTTCACACAGCCACGCGCACTTCCAAATCTAACCGCAGGCGAATTCGCTACAAAGATGATCCAGGCACAACGCGGATCACGCGATGCAGCTGAATTCTTAACAGCTGCGGGCGAAGCAACAACAACCGACAACGCAGGTCTTATTCCTGTTCCATTCCTACGGGAAGTTATCGGCGTCGTTGATTCATCACGTCCATTCATTGACAGCATTGAGCGCGCAGCTCTTCCAGCATCAGGAATGTCATTCAGAATCCCGCGCTGGCAAGTATTGCCGACCGTGGCTGAAACCGCTGAATTAGGCACACCATCAGACACAGCAACAGAAATCGATGATCTAGTTGTTGACGTGGTCAAATTCGCTGGACAACAGCGCGTATCGATCGAACTTCTTGAAAGAAGTGATCCGTCCTATCTCAATGAACTTCTTCGCGGGTTAGCTGCGTCCTACGCACAACAGACCGATCTTTACGCATTCACCGAAGGTGTTGTAGGTTGTGGCGCATCAGGCGGAACAGGCTACGTTGCAGCTATTGCGGACGCAATCGCAGATTCAGCGAACGTGATGCGATTCAACCCTAATCGTTTACTTGTAGGCGCGACACAGTATGCAAATATCTTGGGCGACGTGGATGACGCTGGTCGTCCATTGTTTAACGCTGTTGGTCCAACAAGCAACGCAGCTGGAACAAACGTGTTCAGCCGTGGAAACGT